TGTTTGCGATTATTGTTCTTTCTTTTTTTCTTGTGTGTAGGATCACTCACAAAAAATTCTAAAATCACCGAAATCTATTTAAAGACCAAAGACCATTAAAAAGAAGAAAGAAAAGGCTAACGCTCCTTATTGAGTTCAGATAGCAGAATAAATAATCCTAGTTAAAAAACTATATAAATACTTAATGATATATATATATATACTACTTTTCTTTCTTTGGTTCTTTCTTTCTTTTAACACTACAACCTATATATTAGAGTATAATAATGTATATAAAGTAGATATCTATTTAGTTAAATGGTAAAGAAACATGTGATGATTTCTATTGATGAAGAATTACATACAAAGGCACAGGAAAAAGGTTTTAATATATCTGCGATAGCAGAAAATGCTGTAAGAAATAACATGGGCACAACAGAAGTTATAATTGATGAAGCTTTAAACTGTGAGTTTTGTGGAGTAGAAGGAAAAGAGGAAACAGCGGAAACAATTAATCAAAGCCAACAGGGTTTGGTTTGGCTATACCCAGACGAGAAGTGGATATGTAATAAATGCCTTAGTATTAAAAGCAGACATATTACAAAATGAAGCTAGATAAGTGGCAGGAAGAGGTTTTAGCCACAAAAGGGCACTTATGCGTGTGTTCTGGAAGGCAAAGTGGCAAATCTACTATTATTTCTCAGCATGCAGGAGAATATGCAACTAAAAACTCCAAAAAGGTAATTATGATAGTAGCTAGCGTAGAAAGGCAAGCTCTTTTGTTATTTGAGAAGGTTTTAAGCTATATCTATCTAAATTACAAGAAAATGATTAAAAAAGGTAAGGATAAACCCACAAAACACAAATTAACGCTCACAAACGGCTCTATTATCCATTGCTTACCTACAGGAGATTCAGGCTATGGTATCAGAGGTTATACTATAGATCGCCTTTATGCAGATGAGGCAGCATTTATTCCAGAAAATGTTTGGGCAGCAGTAACTCCAATGTTAGTAACAACAGGGGGGGACATTGTTTTGCTTTCTACACCTATGGGAACTACAGGCTACTTTTATCGTTGCTTCCATGATAAGAAATTTCACTCTATCCATGTCAATACTGAAGATGTGGCCAAAGAAAGATTAGAACCACAGAGTACTATGATGCTGGAATTTTTAAAAGGAGAAAAAGAGCGAATGACTAAGCTTCAATATCAACAAGAGTATCTCGGAATGTTTGTAGGTGGGATCATGCGCTTCTTTCCTGATGATATAATAAAGAAGTGTATGACAAACAAAATAGGCTCAAGCATAGGGGATAGATTCTTAGGAGTTGATGTAGCAAGAATGGGAGGAGATGAAACGGTCCTAGCTTCTATTGTAAGGATAAAGAAAAAGAAACTCAAAATGATAGACTTAGACATAACAGAAAATACAATGCTCACAGAAACAACTAGGCTAATCCTTCACAAAGACAAGAAATATAACTTCAAAAAAATATACATAGATGATGGAGGATTAGGTGTAGGAGTTTATGATCCTTTATTAGAACACCCACAAACTAAAAGAAAAGTCATAGCAATTAATAATTCCTCAAGATCACTAGAAAAATTAAAAGACAAGAACAGACAAAAGAGACTTCTAAAAGAAGACTTATATAACAATCTAAAAGTATTAATGGAAAACGATCAAATTGAATTATTCAATAAACCAGAAGTAAGGCAGAGCCTAAGATCAATTCAATATGAAATAACAGACGAGAGAAAATTAAGAATCTACGGAAATTATAGTCACATAACAGAAGCACTCATAAGAGCAGCTTGGTGTACAAAAGACAAAACTTTAAATATTTACATATACTAACAAAAACATGACTTATACAACCTCCGGGGCGGCAGTGGTGAAGGCGGGAGCTAATGTTTCTACAGCAATTCCAGAAGAAGAAGGATGGGTTAAGTGGATTTCTGGAGCAATAGGAGTTATCAACACAGCTACTCGTAAGAATTGGAGTGATAATTTCGCAACTCTCAACGACGATGTCAAGTATATCCTACATGAAGCTGCAACTAATATCGTAGCAATTAACGCTATCCAATATGATATGTCAGGCTATACCTCTCGGGGTGAGGCTGAATCTATGATTAATGTCCTAAGGGATGCTATGCAGAGAGATATTCAATTATTAAAAGATATTAAACAGCAAACCTTTTTAGAAAATGCATGACTTTAAAAAATTCCCAGAGCTAACAAACAATCAAATACAGTTTTACTATTTCCAAAGCCCACACAGACAAATCCTAGAAGGCTTTATGGCTAAAGTAGTTCAGGTCACAGATGGAGATACTATCAGAGTAAAGTGGAGCGAGAGAGACTTTGACTTCCCTGTGAGACTAGCAAACATTAATGCCAGCGAATTAGTAGAACATGGATTAGCGAGTGCTGAATGGTTAAAAAGACAAATACAAGGAGAAGAAGTTTATATTCAAATTGATCCAGATCACAGAGTTGGAAAGTTCGGGAGAATACTAGGAGAAGTTATATTAGGTGGACAGAATATGAATGAGCTAAGTTTAAATTTGGGTTTCTCTGTGCCCTTTGGGAGTGAATCAGAATGGGATTAAACTTTGGACAAAATCTTTTTCCTGCAAGAGGAGAAATAATACAAAGCTATGATTATTATGACATAGCTGAAGGTAGAGGTTATGAAATATTCTATCCAACAAAAGGGGCAAGTGGAGCAACAATGGTTGTAAATAGTTCATCAATAAGAGCAGAAAATCCTCATACTTCAAGATATATTACTTTATCTAATGCATTTGCCAAAGAAATAGATGAGAATTTTGATATAACTTTCAATAACCCAAAAAATGTTAAAGGACATATATTTGTTAATGTACCTTATGGAACTTACAATCCATCACCCACAGGGGGAAATATAGACGTTGCAGGACAATTAAAATCTAGAGCGATACATTATGACGGAACAACCGAAACAGAAATAGCTTCAAGTGCTACATTTATGGCAGAATTAGATGTAGGAGAAGAGGGTTTTAGTTATGATCTAGGTTTAATGAATTTAGATGTAAATACATTACAACACTTTAAAAAAGGAGAAACATTAAGAATAAATATTCAAGGATATTTTATGTCAGATAATAAGGATAATAGCAATATAGGTATAATGCACGACCCCTCTGATTCAGAGGACAGAACTTTAGAATACGAATGGGGATCAAAAGATTATAAAGTTGGAACTATAGGAACACCTACAAGAGCAGAAATTCATGTACCATTCAAACTAGACATATAAAATGCCAGAAACAAGGATAGATTCAGCAGTTGCAAGCAACTTAACTAACGCAGTTGATGACTTTGAAGTAGGAGCTAGAACCACTGATGGAGCTACAGGCACAGCAGAGACAGAATGGCTTAATAACCACTGGCCAAGATATTTAGGTTATTATAAGGAAATCCCTGAATTGAAAGCTGTCATAGATGCTAAGGCTACATGGACAGTTGGTAAAGGCTTTAGAGCTGATGAGATCACAACCTTTACATTAGATTTACTAAAAGGCTTTGGTAAAGATACTTTCAATACAATCATAGAAAACATGATAAGGACATACAATATAGGGGGTGACGCTTTCTGTGAAATAATAAGAGATGAAGATAAAAACATAATCAATCTAAAACCCCTTGATCCTTGGACTATAAAGATAGTAGCTGATAAGAAAGGAATCATAAAGAGATATGAGCAAATAGCTAAGAGTGATAGGAAGAAGACTACAAGAAGTTTCCAGATATGAAAGAACTAATGCATAGATATGTAAGACCTAAATTCATCTTCCACTTAGATACTGATGATACCACTGAAATAAAGAAATTCAAAGCTACAAATGATGCTCTCACAAATACAGGAGATAATCTTTATGTTCCTAAAGATGCTGTAGTTCCTGAACTAATGGCTGTAGCTGCTAATGCTACATTAAATCCTCTCCCATGGATAGAAAACTTAAATAATCAATTCTTTCAAGTATCAGGAGTACCTCAAATAATCTTAGGAGGAAGTGCTGAGTTTACAGAAGCTACAGCTAAAATAGCATACTTGGCATTTCAGCAATCAATAGAAGAAGAACAGCTCTATATAGAAGAACAAGTAGGACAACAATTAGGAATGAGAATAGAACTAACATTCCCTGCAAGTTTAGAAAATGAACTATTAAGCGATAATGCCAAAGACAAAGAGACAGGAGCTACACAACCAAATGACACAACCGCAGGGTAAGGACAAGAATAATGACCAAAAAAAAAGAAACAATAGATTGGAAGATTGTTGTAGCTGGGCTAATGTGTTTGACTGCGATCCAGATGTTTGCCCTCTCACAAGGTATAGACGGGACCCTAATGACGCTCGTTATTGGGATTATTGCTTTAGCGATAGGGGTCTCTATTCCCAATCCTATAAAGAAATAAAATGACAAGAAGACAATTAAGCGGCCACGAAGGCATACAGCAAACAAAGAAGAAAGCTCCAAGAAGAAGACCAAGTGCTAAAATGCATGGTGGTACATTAAGCCAAGCTGCAGCAGATAAGTTCGCCAGAGGACTAGCAGGAGAAGAAGCACCAAAGGAAGGCCCTAAAGAAGAAGAAAAGGGTTTATTTGGTCCTGAATCTGAAAGATCATTTTTAGATATCATAAATCCTTTTGAAAAAACAGACCCTGAAGCTGTGAAATTAGCCTTAGAAAGAAGTGAAAAGAGAGGAAATTTTCCATCAGAGGAATTGCCAGGTGCTATATTTGATGCTGCCTTACTTGGAGGAGGAGGAGAAATTTTAGGTAAAGCTGCAGGATTAGGAATTAAATCATTAAGAGGAGCTGGAGCAGGAGTAAAAGGAACTTCAGAGTTTGCTAAATTAGGAGCTAAAAGGCAAGATGTAATCCAAAGCCTAATTAAAGGGAATACAAGAAAAGGCTTATCAACAGCAGATGCAGCTATAAGTAGAGAAATAGCAGGTGCTAAACTATCAAGATTACTAAGTAGACCAGGAGTTAAAATAAGCCAGGACGCAGGTGTGAGAGCTATTAATAGTTATAATGCTTGGGGTAAAAGTAAAGTAATGAAATTCCTAACTAAAAAACCTGTTAAAAAAACTTTACAAGTAGGGGGAGCATTTTTAGGAGCAGACATTTTAACAACTTGGTATGCTTTAGATAATGTTATGGATGGATTAAGATTTATGGTACCAGATATAGTAGAAGGAGTAAACAATGGAACAATGAGTAGAGATGAAGCTGTAAGTGCATTTGCAGAAGCTGATGCAACAATGAATATGGCATACTATAAAGTAAGAGTATCAGCAATAATAAATCCCTTACTATGGCCTGCAGCAAAGTTACTCTTAAACTCGTCGGATATAAAAAGAGATTCATACAATTTAAAAAAGGAGAATGCTTTTACAAATTTAGGTCTCTAAAAGATTGAAAGGAGGTTAATCACAATGGATGAAGAAACAAAAACTGAGGAAGTTAAGGAAGAAGACACAGGAGATAATTCTGATGAGGGGGTTCAGCCTGAAACAGATCCTCCTACTGAAGAAGAGCTCCAGAAAGAATAAAGGGATTGATGGAAAAGAATACTTTAATCAAATTAATCTTAATTGGGATTGTAGGTTTCCTTGCTGGCTTTATGGTTGGCTATGGTAAAGGGGCTGCTGATGTAGGAAACTATGTGGTTCATGTAGCT